AGTAGTAACATATATGGCAAACATTAGAACGGATCATAGTAACATATGCACAGCTATAGATAACGCTTCTGATTTAAATGCTTTTATTGCATTGCATAATAACACTTACAACGAAGATGGATCAGTAGATGTAGTGGCTAGAGTTAATCGTTGGACAGCAGATACTAATGTAAAGCAACATAGAAGATAGTTATGACTAGAATATCAACAGAAAGAGTTAAAGCTAAATTAGACACTCACGAAGCTGTATGTGCTGAAAGGTGGAAAGAAACTATACTGCGTATAAAACGCCTAGAAGCCATCTTTATTGCATTTAGTGGTGCAACTATGCTAATGTTAGTAACAATAATTATAAAGCAACTGTAGGAGCTTTAAAATGACAACTAATAGCGAAGCAAGACAAATAGCAATAAGAGCTGTTACATCAACTACAGCTTTGCATAATGAAGATTGGATAGCGTTATTTAATGAAAGGTCTATTGGTACTGGTACATTTAATGAAAGACTATTAGCGTATATTAATGGTGAATTAAGTACAGCATATACTGATGTTAATTTAGCAATACAAGCATTTGCTACAGACCAAGATGATTATAATTTTTCAAGTATGGGGACGTTTACACCATGAGTCAACAATCATTACGACAAGCAAGTTGCCGAACAGAAGCAGGAACAACTGGAACTTATAATGAGGACTGGGATAAAGTTTTTGCAGATTCAGGCTTTACAACTGGTACTTTTTCAGAAAAGATGTTGGCATATACTAATGCACAAGGTAGTGCATGGGATAATGCGGAATGGGACGGAAACAACTGGGGGTCAGGACCATATACTAATGTGAATGAAGCAATGGCACAATTAGGCAGTCAAAATGGTACAGATGATCCCGGAAGTTTATGGTCGCAAATGGGCACATTTAGTGCAGAATAGGAGAATAACATGGACGCAATATTAAATTTAGTAAGTGGAGCACCTGCTTGGGTTTCTGCTGTAACAGCTTTAGTAACAGCTGCAACAGCAATCACAGCCCTAACACCTACGAAAACAGACGACAAAGCAATTTCTTTTATACTACGCATACTTAACTTAGTTGCTGGTAATATTGGAAAGAATACAAACAAGGACGATAAATAATGGGTTGGCTTTCTGCGTTAGGTCCTCTCGCAAAACTTGCTTCTAAAGTTTTTGGATTTATGCTAATGCGGAAAGCAGTCCAAGCTGACGTTATAAAAGAACAATTAGACGATATAAGGGTAGCTGATGAAGTTAAGAAAAAAATTAATGCTACTACTGCTAGTGCTAAGCGTAGCAAGTTGCGGAAGTATAGGAAGCGGAAATAAAGGCTATTGTATAATATCCAGTCCGATTAATCCTACTGATGCAGATATAGATGTTATATCTGACGAACTTGTTGACGACTTATTAATCCATAATGAAATATATGAAAGGTTATGTGAGTAATGTACGAATATCGTTGCACATTACGAAGGGTTATTGATGGTGATACAATAGATGTTGATATCGATTTGGGATTTAAAGTGTGGTTGCAGAAAGAACGAGTGCGATTATATGGCATTAACACGCCTGAAAGCAGAACAAGAAACTTGGAAGAAAAAAAGTTGGGTTTGGCTGCGAAGACTAGGCTTAAAGAACTCTTGCCAAAGACCTTTACTGTAAGAACAGAAAAAGATGGTAAAGGAAAGTTTGGCAGAATATTAGGAATACCATTAGTTGAAGGTGTTAATATATGTGAGCAGTTAATAGAAGAAGGTCATGCTAGAAGTTATTTTGGTTATGGACCTAAAGAACCATGGGTATAAGGAGGAACTATGTTTGAATGGCTTAATGGTTGGTTTACGCCAACACCTAAAGAAGTAAATTTAAATAAACTTACAAAGTTACAATTAGAAGCTAAGGGTAGGAAGTTAGGCATTGAACTAGATAGACGATTAAAAAAAGATAAACTTATTAAACAAATACAAAAAGTAATTAATAAAGGAAAATAAAATGGCTCAATCATATAATCCTTATCCTAGACATCAAGGAGGATTTTCTAAAATTACAGATACATGGGGTTCTAATGAACCTCCGCAACTTAGCGAACAACAAATGTTAGCTCAACAATTAAAATTTCCCAATCGAAAATTTAGAAGTAGAAGTATTATGCCACAACAACAATTAACCGAACAAGAAAGAATGATGGTTATAGAATTAGTGCGACAAGGTATGAACGAACAACAAGCTATGCAACAAGTAATGAGCATGAGAAACAATTAAAAATGGATAAAAAGAAATTAATAAATTTAATATCTAACCATGAAGGTGTAATTTTAAAAGTATATGATGATGGTACTGGTCAAGAATTACAAGCTGGCGATATACTTATAGGACACCCAACAATAGGTGTAGGCAGGAACGTAGCAAAAGATGGTTTAGGTATATCACAAGAAGAAGCAGAATTTATGCTTATGAATGATATAGAAAGAGTAGAGGAAGAAATCAAGAACTTTCCAATAGAAAATTTAAACGAAGCACGCAGAGCTATAATAATAGATATGGCATTTAATATGGGTATAACACGATTTAATACTACTAAGTGGCCAAAGTTTTTTAGAGCTATAGCTAATGAAGATTATGGAACAGCTAGTAAAGAAATGTTAGATAGCAACTGGGCAAGACAAACAAAAAGAAGAAGTAAACGATTATCTGATATGATGTTATTAGGAGATTGGATTGAAGAATGACAGGAAAATTATGGGCGATTTTATTTGTAGTTTTTTTCTTGTCATGGTTGTCTTGGTGTAGTATAGCAAAAGCACAAACGAATACTGTATCAAGTACAAGTTCGACAGTTAGTGGCACAACTACAGTAGATAGAACTCCCTCTACAGCGTCAGCCCCAAGCGTTGTCATCAATAATCAAGATGTCTGTAGTTTTGCTGCTAGTGCTGCATTACAAAGTTCTATACTAGGTCTAGCTGGTGGTGCTGCTTTAAGAGATTTAAATTGTGAAAGACTTAAATTATCAAGAGCATTATTTGCTATGGGTATGAAAGTTGGTGCAGTTGCTATGTTATGCCAAGATGAACGTATATTTCAAGCTATGGAAATGGCAGGTACACCTTGTCCGTATTATGGAAAGATTGGTTTAGAAGCTGCAAAAGGTTGGGCTGAGAACCCAGATAAAAGACCTGACTATGATAAATGGGTTAAAGAAAATGTTAAAGATGAGGAGATAGTAAGTGATGAAGGTGCTTTGGGTATTTTTAGCGTTCTTTTATTTTTGCTTTTCCTCTAATGCTCAAATGCAAGATGAAGGCACAACTTCTACTTCTACTTCTGAAACAGAAATACAAGGTGATTTAGAAGTTACTACTACAACAACTACAACAACAACTATAGAAAATAAAACTACTGGTAATATATTAAGTAGTGGAGATACAGGTATCGTATCGACTAGATACGAGGGTGATATGGACTTAGATTGGGGTGGGATTGGGTCTGCTAGTATGGTAACATGCCCTATACAATTAGGTGGTAGTGGTAAATGTGCTAAAGGAACGTCAAATACATTAACTACGTTTCAACAAAATATAGATATATCACAGTTTCATATAAATGATGGTGGTTCTTTACGTTGGGATATGGAAGCATGGCACTCTACACCTCAAACAACAACTTATTTTGAAGTTAAAGGTTATAATGAAAATCAATTACTGTGGACTATGAGAGAAAATAGTTGGAATAATTCTACTTGTGCAAGTAATGGTTGTGGCATTGGTATTAATTATGGCAATAATTATGATTTTTCTGGAGCGTTAGATAAAATATTTGTAGCAGTAGGTGGTGCTAAAAATTATTATTTTGATAATGCTGGAATTATTTTAAATTATAATTATATCACTACACAAATTACAGAAGAAATATTTTATCAAATTATACAAACAGAAATAGATACAACAGCTACTAATATTTTAAACACACCTGTTGTAACTACAAATGTAGTAAACCCAGAACCAATAGCACCAGAAATACCTGAGATTGCTGTTATGACTGTAGATTTACCTAGTGTGGATTTAACTACTACTGTTGCACCTATAGAAATACAAGCAATAGATGATGCTGGATTTACACCTTCTTTTAATCTTGGCGAACCTGTAGCAACAGTTGAAACTATTACAGAAGAAATACAAGAAGTTATGATAGTAGAAATAGCACAACCTGAACCAGAACCAATAAAGGTAGA